CGGCATGATGGCAACCATCAAAACGGAGAGATGCCGGAGCGGCTGAACGGACCGGTCTCGAAAACCGGAGTAGGGGCAACTCTACCGGGGGTTCAAATCCCTCTCTCTCCGCCATTATTCAATCACTTACCCGATTTCCTTTCAACGATCCAGATCCCAATGAGAAAAAATGAGAAAATCCGTTGAGAAAAAATCGGGCACTGATCGTCACATTTTTCGGTTTAGTGTCGGGCTTACTTTAACCTTTCGATCGTAAACCAACACCTGCGATTCGGTCTTATGACCACTATAAACTTGCTTCTCTCTGCTGGATCCTTCGTAATCTGAAATTCCTTTAGCTTTGAGATCATGGAAGGTGCAATCCAGAGCCCGTCCAAGTTTTTCGCTGGCGCCAGTTCGCGCTTTCCTCCAGGCTTCATTAAAACCTTTATACGAATACCGTTCTCCGTACATCGTCCTTATAACTGCTCCTTCATTACCCCAAGGCTGGCATATTGCTACCGCAGCTCTCAGCCTGTCATTCCATGCCTTAATCTGCTTAATACCAGTCTTGCCCTGTTGAATAAAAATTCCTTTATCCATTATCTGATTCCAGTCCATTTTCAGAACATCAGAAACACGCGCTGCGCACAGGTACGCAATTTCCATAGCAGCACGTACAGCTGGCGTAGCGCTCTCATAGATCGCGACGTACTCTTCGTCGGTGATATAGCGATCACGCTGCGGCTTGGGGTATTTGTCGACACCAACACAAGGATTACCAGGAACATACCCGCGTTGATAACTCCAACGGAATACGCGTGACATTGAACTATGCTCATGGTTGGCCTGAACTCGGCTTTTCTTTCCCCTTGCATCCATGTAACGACGAATATGCTCAGGCTTTATCGACTTAGCTTCAGCTTCGCCGAACACAGCCAGAATGTATTTTTCATGAGCGTGATAGTCTTTCTGAGTGCGGGGTGCAAGATCAGAGAAGTCAGCACTAGCCAAAAACTTTTGCCAGAGCTGCTTGAACAGGAGGCGATTCTTACGGCCGTCCACTACCTTTTCATAAGCCACCCAAACTTCAGCTTTCGTTGCGTTCGCGGGGGCCAGCTTCTCTGTAGATCCGCCGGGTTTCCAGTAATAGCCAGAAGGGCGAAAGAAAACACCCTTTGGCATCCACTCGTTACCAGGTGCGCGTTTGCGTCCCATATTAACTCTCTATAGCGTCAAAGTTCATGCCCTTAGAGGGCGGGAACCCTGCTGGTGGCGTGAGCCGATGAATCGGGTGGTTGATGTGATACCAGGTGGTTTTGATAGAACCATCTCGCCTCTCAATGAAATAAATACCATTAAGTTCAAGCACCTCTTTCTGCAAAGACTTTTGTGGTGATCCTGTAGCCTCTGCCAGCTCCTCATCAGTCAGGAAACGATCGCTCATGGGTTGCTCTCCACTTTACCGGCTGCACCCGGTCACTCTTTGAAAATTCAGGTCCCGCAACCATTGCGGGCCCAGTCACAACAGCTACCACATCGGTTTACTTTTTTAGCTGAGGATCCTCCATATCGGGCTTTTTAAAGTTCGCCTCTATGGACTCGCCCAGCCGCTTAAGCCAGTCGGCCAGTTTCAACGCGGCTTCTTCTGGCGACTTCTGGGGAGGGAAGTCAGTGATTACGATACAGGCATCATAATTACCGTAACCGTCACGGTTTATCGACATGCCCTGCTCCAGCACCGTCAGCTGATTGCTGTGCTTAACGTAGTAACGGGATTCTGATGTTCCGGTGCTGCGTTCTTTGACATAAGAGACAAGCTCCACTTCGGTGGTGATAGTTTTACCCTGTTCGCCTTCAATGCGCTGAATCATTTTGGGGAAAGCATCAGCCATTGTCTGCCTCCTGCTGCGGTGCTGCTGCGAAATGCTCAACACCTTTTGCCCATATTTCTTTGATGGTCGTCCAATTGACAGGCACTTTAATTCCAATCCTCCGACTACCATCGCAGTTTTCGCACTCACCATCACCAAAACACTCTGGGCAGTTTATGAACTTGGTTTCTGAAAACTCACCCAATAGCGCGCCTTTAGCGCCGTTCTCTGCTGTCAACTTCATCGGCACCAGTGCATAACCATCCGGCACTACCGGCGCTGGCGGGGCGGTATAAACAGCAATGTGAGTCTGGCTATCGTGATGCGCCTTATGGTCATTGGATAGGCCGGAACACCCGCTGTCTTCATAAACCGCTTTATGCACATAGCCATATGGCTCAGCTGTCAGAGCTGCCAGTGCGATTTCCATTAGCCTGTCATTTTTCGACATTGTTTCGGCGTGATCCGCGTCTGAGCTTTTGATTAATGGCGCCAGGTTGGCGCGCACCCATTTCGCCTGTTCAATCAACTGCTCTTTGGTGAATGTCATGGGTTAGCCCTCAATCCGGGTGATGATGCCTGCGGCTACCAGTTCTGCGGTGTTGGCATCCTGGCGAGCATTGGTCCGATTCGATCTGCATACCAGCGCCCAAAAATTCATATCGCAAATCAGTGCTACGCGCATTTCCGCCGTCAGGCGATAGCCGAGCTTATTCGACTTACCGACTGACCGGCGACGCTTGCGCATCAACTTGCGCACGTGCGCCGTGTTCACCTCAACCTGACGATGCCGTGAGGCATAAACACCCTTAGGTGGAATCTTCCGCGCCTGTTTCTGATACGCCGTTAACAGGTCATGCACGTCTGATGATTTCGCTTTGCTCATTGCGCCGCTCCCTGAGGTGTCACTGGCAGGAATTCGCAGACCGTCGCGTAACCCTCTTCCGGATAGTCAGCAGTGGCAATATGGAGCCCGTGAATTTTTTGTCCGTCGCTATCGTCAATAGCCCCGACAAACAGTATTCCGTCTGTAAACTCGCCGAAAGCAAAACCGCCGTCGCCACAGTGGAAGCAAATCCCCTCCATCGCTTCGGCTGACAGGAACATTTGCTGAGGAACTAGTGTGTGGCCTTCAGGTATCGTGCTGGCCTGCACTTCAGCCAGGAAAGCGTCGGTGGCCGGGGTTTCTCTCTTGGCTTTACGCAGCACTTTGACGGAATGCCACGACTCAGCAACATCTGCATTACCGTGGCGCTCTTTGGCGTGCTCCCGGTTAAGTTTGATCACCTTTTTCGCGGCAGCCTTCAGTGATGCATTCTCCACCGCGAGTCGGTCACGCTCGCTCAGTGATTCGCATAGTGCAGCTCGGGTTACATCCAGGCGCGTAGCCAGTTCGGTGACCAACTTCGCTGAATCTGGGGATAGTGACCGGGCTGCCTTATGGGCTTCAGCCACTAATTCTTTTGTGGTCAGGCGCATTTGCGGATCTCCATCAACTCGTTGAACCGGGCCATGAACAGACCGTAAGCCTGCACTGGGCGGAGCGGAATAACGGTAAACAGGTCGGTCGGCGGGATACCGACGAGAACAGGCCACACAGTACCGTTGTCGATGTCCAGATCGCGGCGTTCGGTACCAAGCATGACCAGATCGGCATATTTAACGGTTGGGTGCTGGTGGGCCGGCAGTCCGAACTTCTCGCGGATCACGCCATCCACATACGCTTCGACGCGCCGGTAATCAGGCAGAATACGCTTCAGCGGTGCAGGAATATCCTGGACGTAGGCTTCAGCTGCATCATGCAGCAGCGCTTCGAGCGCGAACTCTGCGGGGACCAGCTGGCTCACCAGCACCGAATGCTGCGCAACGCTGTAGAACTCCGGCAGGTGGCCGGCAAAGCGGCAGATGTGGGAAAGGGCCGTGGCGATATCCTCGATCACGATATCTTCGTGATGAATATTGAGGTAGTTAATATGCTTCCCGGATAGTGTCTGAATATATGACATTACGTGTTCTCCATTAATACGCGCTGCACCGCGCTTTTATCAAAACAGACCTGGCTGAGTGGTCTTTTTCGTGGTTTTCTTTTGCTTCATTTCAGTTTTTGACGTCTGTTTTTCAGCCCACAATTTCGCGAAGCGTAAGCAGTCATCAAAAATCGCGCCTTTCTTACTGGCCTGGGACATGCGCTTGTAAAGGTCAATCGCCTGCCATGCCCCCCCCTGGGCTACCGATGTGGGGAAACCAGCACGAATTAGCTCCTCCCTGACATTCTTCTCTATGAACTCGATATGGTTCATACGGCCTCCATTAATTCCTGTTCAGCGGAATTTAGGTTGCAGCAACCCAACCCATAGACATGGGGCAGGTTACTATTTAGGGGTTATCGTTGGGCTTCGCCGCCCAGCGCCGTCGTCAGGCTGTTGAGAAGGGCAGTCAGCTCGCCGGTCATCAGGATAAAATCAGCATCAAAACGCGCGGCGGCATCTTCCCGATCGATATCGTCGTTCTGGTCGCGTAGCTCGTCGGCGAACCTGAGTCGCTTAATCGCGGCGGCATCGCTCAGTACGAAACTAATGCGCTGCTGCCAGTCCAGCGAAAGTTGAGTGACCAGCTTGCCAGCATCGAGGTGAGTGGCGATTTCGTCGCTGGAAAGCTCCTGCTTTTTGAAGCGGCCGATGCCGCCATCTTCCAGTATTGCTTTCAGCTCGGCCTCATCGCCCAGCACAAAACCTGATGGCGCTGAAGCGTTACGCACCCACTCGGTGAGGGTGATCTCGATTGGGGTTTCCATGGTCAACGGCACGACGGGCAGAGAACCAAGCGTTTTACGGAGCAGTGCCAGTGAGTCTTCGGCGCGGCGAGCGCTCGATGTATCGACCATCACCATGTGGGCATTAAGGTTCACCCAGATGCGGATCATACTGCTACGGGTAAAAGCTCGCGGTAAAAGCGAGTGAAGCACTTCATCGCGCAAGGAGTCTTTCTCGGTTTTCTTGAGGCGACGACCCTGATCAGTTTCCAGCTTCGACACCTTCTTATTCAGCTCTTCTGCGATCACCGGCTTTGGCAGAATCTTTTCTTCACGACGGATAACGAGCAGCAACTGGTCATTCACCCAGCCGGCCTTTGCCATATCCTGGCTGCCGCACGGCGTAAACTGGAAGTTCTGCAGCTGGCGGGCCAGTTCCTCTGTCTTGCCGTCTTGAACGATGACAATGTCACGGCTGAGGCGGTAGATCAGTAGGTTTTTGAAGAACGGGGTAGACATTACTTTCTCCTCAGGGCGTGGCGGCCATCTGCACTGGCCGCCAGGTTAGTTTCTCCACACAACACAGGAGAGCACCTGCACAATATCTCGACTGCAATCGTCTTATGTGCCCGGGTGGATTGGGTTATGAGCCCGTCACCCGGTGATGCTCTCGTGTGTTGTTTAAAAAAGGGGCGGTACCAGCCAGCAAGGGATAACAACTGGTACCGCCAAACAACTACCACGCTTGCTTTTATGATTACGGTTGTGGGCCAGGCGCTAATCTTCTGGTTGCCGTCGTGCGGCTGCAATTCACCACAACTGGAAGCGCACTCCGCTGTTTTCACACCCGTCACCCATAACTGGTTCGACGGAGGGCGCTTCCACGTTGTGTGCCTGTCTTTTCACCACGTCAGGCTCGGTGGATCCTGCTATTCCCCAACAACAAGGATTCGTTTAATCTGAAATCCCCAACACTCGGATAGTGATCACGCATGAAGCGCTCAGATGTTTTAACTCAGTGCCTTATTAATACCGGCTGCGGACTTTCAGAATCTGATATCCGACACGGCATCCGAACTACCTTCGCCGAAGAGTACCCTGATAAAAATTACGATTCCTGGGACATTGAAATTAGCGATCAGACCGCAAATCACATCATCAAAACCGTAGGACGTCCTATGTGGATAAAGGTCGATCTATTTATCCGCGATCTCTGGGACGCCTACTGATTGCAAAGGCAAGGAGCCAATCCCACTAAATCCGGTCGCCAGTGTGCGACCACTTTTATTAGCTTCAGCCTCCAAAGAAGTTTTATCTTTCTCCAGGGCCTCAACCACACCACCCATAAACAGCAGGTAATCGGCTGCTACGGCTGACTCTGTGCTTAAGGTCTGCTTCAACACTCCGTTAACAAAAAGCTCAAGCCTGTTTCCGGTGTGAGTCTTTTGCCCAGCCTTTATTTCGCTTAATGCCTCACGTGGCAGGCTGAACGTTTTGCAAACCTCTTCTTTATCAAACTGCATGCTTAACCCCCCAAACACGACTGCGTTGGCGTCATGCCTGTTCGCTGTTGATGGGTTAAATGTACCTTTAGTTACCTTTATGGTCAAGCAAGGAATGTACTTTTTGTTACCTTTGTGGGCAAAAAAATGCCGGATCTCAGTCCGGCTCACGATAAGAATTTTAGATATTCTGTGTAATTTGAACAACCTTGCCCACTATGCGGCAGTTCCCATCAATCTGAATTGGCTTGAAGGCGGGGTTTAGTGGCATGAGGTAGGCATAAGGGCTATCCCACACCAGTTTTTTTACAGTGGCTTCTGATGAACCATCAAGCACCGCAACAACGATCTTTCCATATACATCATCCAGTTGCCCGTAATGGGGCTCAACAATAACAATAGACCCCTCAGGTATAGAGGGTAAGCCATTTGGGTTTGTCATTGATTCGCCGCGAACAACGAGGCCGAAGGCCTCACCCGAAACATTTGCAGTGGTTTGTGTCCATGTAATCACGTCGGTAAGCCTTGATCATGCGTAGGCGT